TACCAAGTCCAGAGGCAGCCCAGTCTCCTACCTTTTGGAAAAAACATTCAGTCTCTATGTAAAGGTTATTAGTCTTAAACCATTTGCGGTCACGCTTGACTTCGACGGTAAGGTTGCCAGTAAGCAAGTCGTCTACAAGTTGCTCACCTTTACGCCCGTACCCAAAATCTAAATCAAAACTAGATTTATTTGCCACTGGCCCATTTACCCCTTAAGACTAGAAGAGCAATGATACCATAGTTTGCTAGGTCTTTGAATGAATCTTCTAGGGGTTCGTGTTGTGCTGTGGTGCCATTGTCAATCAGGTTGTTAATCCGTGCAGTCTTGTCGTGCATACGTACACGTAGTCCATTGAGTGCCCCGCCAGGGCTGTCGCTAATGTTCTTTGGGCCGTAGTCGTGGTGCTTACTTATCAGCAGGTCACCAAGTTCTTTCATCGTGTCCCAGACTGCTTGTTCAAAAGGGGTATCGCCAACAAAACGTTCAACACCTGGCCTTCTGTTGTATAACTCTTCACGTTCAGCCCTTGGTCTACCAGATGGGTTATAATCTGCCATATCTCTTCACGCTCCACTTTCTCCATCGGTATCTTCCTCTTCCATAAATTTCTTAAAGTTTTCATCAAAGTTCTGTAACTCTAACTTAATCACCATATCTTCAATCAATTTTTCTAACGGGTCATACCCATTCTCAGCAGCGAACAACGTCACATATGTTGATTGAGTTATAACTTTTATCTTATCTGGTTCTTCAGAGTGTGCAAATATGTACCTCAGTAACGAGCCGAGCAATAACTTAATCCCATTTGGTAGCACCAAGTACGGGTCAAACTCATCATCGTCTTCTAGTACGTGGTCAATTAATTCAAATGAATCCTCAAAATGCTCATCGCATTCATTGCAATAATTATGAGGCGGTTCATCTTCAAAGTTCACTTAGACCCACCTTCTGGTGGAAGTATTGAGAACCTTCCTGCACATAGATAGAGTTTACATCTGTGCCGTCAGGTAGTTGAATGATTGTAACTGGTAATTCTCTGGCTAGACTGCGAGCAAATTCCATTCCTGGTTGGTCGCCGTCAGCAAATATAAATACTCTTTCAAAGTCTGCTAACAATCGTGTGTAATGCTTCTTCCAACTGTTTGCACCTGGCACGCCAACGCAAGGGATTCCAACTATGCCAGATAAAGTAAGTGTGTCAATCTCTCCTTCGCATATACCAATGTAATCACCTGCACGTTCGACATCAAGCACGTTATACATTCTGGTTTCTGCTCCAGTTAATCCCATATACTTGGGCTCAACTGCAGGATTTAATGCACGAAATCTTAAATCAACAACGCCAGTCTTAGTAATGTAAGGGATAGATAACCTACCCAGCATCGCTTCGTGTCCTGATTCAGGCTCCACGACTACGCCGAATTGAGCCAGACGTGCTACCTCCAGAGGTATTCCCCGACTTGCGAGGTAGTCTTGAGCCAGAGAGATGTTTACCGCGTACCTGTGGGTCGCCTTCTCCAGTAATTGTTTCTGCGAAATGCTTTGCTTCATTGAATCTCAATCCTTCCTTGTGACATATGATTTGGATACTGTTACCTTGCATTCCACAAGCGAAACAAATGAAGATATTCTTGTCGAGATTTGCACTTGCCGACTGGTGCGTGTCAGAGTGGAATGGACAACGTAGGTTGACTTGTCCGTGAGTGCTTCTAATTCTTGCTCCATAGTGTTCAAGGATTGTTCTAATACTTGGTAAGTCATTCTCTGTCACCATACCCAGCCTCTCTCAATAATTTCACAGCATCCTCCAGTCTCAGTAGACAAACCCAATCGCCTACACTTTTCTCACCTTGTCCATTAAGTCTTAAGACTACAACACCAAGGTCTTTGCTTTTACTTCTGTCCTTCAATTGCGCGATAGCAGCAGCGGGATTAAATCCTGTGCGGGCCTTTACTTCCCAGTCAATACCTACCGTACCAGTAACGTCGGAACCACTACGCCCAGCACCAGTAGACTCCGCGTATGGGAAACCATTGACTGCTAAAAACTCAGCCAATACTTTCTGACTGCGGTACCCACGATGTTTCCTTGACTGACTCATTGTTCCACTCCGATGTTCGGCAATCTGCACATAGAATTATCTTAAAGTTAACACCTATCTTGACATAAGCATATTCATTGCACCCAGAACGCTGACATCTTCTTCGAGTGGCACCGTTAGGAAGCACTTTTATCTCTCTTCAGAATACGAATAGCCCAGTTCATACCAACACCAACGCCTTCTGTCCAGTCATCTGTAACAGGTGGCTTGGCTTCTTCAATCTTTTTAATAAAGGTTACCAATTCTTCATTAACCTTTTGCATTACAAGTTGACGCATCTCTTGTGTAAGGTCGTCTTCTTCTTCTCTTAGCATCTCTTATCCATTCTCTGGCATATCTTCGACGTACATATACTCAGGGTTAAATGATAGCCAACAAGTCAGGTTTGCGTTGGCATCGGCACGCCCATATCTATTCTTTACAGGGGCCACAGCCATAGAAGTACCGACAACACCCAGAGTGCAGATAAGTGCAGGAAGTTGTGCCACCTTACCTTGGAGGGCAGAACGAGGTTGGCAAGGGTTACCAATAACAGCCTCAGAAGTGTGGTGTAAAATAATAATAGCAGTATTAGTTGCACGAGCAAGGTACTTCAACTCCTTCATAATGGCACGCATAGAGGCAAACTCTTCGCCACCATCGGTGGCAATATCCATTAAGTTATCTACAAATATAGCAACAGGTGGGCAACCCCAAAGTTCCTCAAAGGCTTGCACTTCTTCGTCAATATCTTGAAGGCTAGGTGAGGATTCAAATGACCAGACAATATGACTGCTCTTCTGTAACACAGCCTTGGTCCAACCAGTATCTTTATTCATTAAGTATTCAACATCAGTCTGATTCTTACCGCTAATCATTGATGCTAGACGCATAGCCATAGTGTGTGCGTTTGTATCTGCAGAAATATACAGACAAGGAACTCGTGTCTTAAGTGCTAAAGCCAGTGCTAGAGTGGACTTTCCGACCCCTGGAGTACCAGCGAGCATAGTAACTTCTGCTCTGCGAATAATAATTTTGTTGCTATCGAATGCTCTGAATACAGAGGGCAATGGTTCTCCGCCGATATCTGCTCTGCCTACGCTTCTTACTAAAGTTCTCATTTGTTCCCCCGCCTTAAGTTGGTAGAGGAATAATCAACTTCCCCATCTGACTACCCCTCTACCAATTCTTATTTAGATGTCAAGGTTTAACCGTTGACTGGTGTGCATTGGTCCATTCCCTGCGGTTGAGGACAAACCCACATCGCGTAAGGCTTGCCATTCTTTTTCGAGACTCCCGATAGGAACTTGCGTGCCCCGTGTGTACACGTTGGCCCCGTAGCGGATGGAACCTGACCCTGGAAGGGTGCGAAGGTACTCTCTGGCGCGGTGGCGGGAGTTGAAATAGTGGTCGCCAAAGGGGCTGCCACTGAAGCACCATTGAGCATACGTGCTGTTGCTGCAATCTGTGTAGAGTAATCTGATACACCTTCAAGCAGTACTGATAGTTCATCTGCCGTGTTGGCACGAACGTTAATCATATCTCCATTGCTAGTCTTGTAAGAGACTTGCAACTTCCAGTCTTCTGTTGCCATTTATTATTCCTTTGTGAATTGGCAGTGCTGCTTTAGTCCGCAGTAACTGCACGATTGTAGGTTCGGTAGAAATATACCAGCCTTGCGGGCCTTGTCAAAGCCGTCAACAAAGTATTCAAGCGTGTCCTGCGTATATCTACTTAGGTCAATCATCTCTCCTGTCCCCGATTCACGAGACATCCAGTAGTTTCCGAGATTGACTTCAACCCCTAGCATCATCTCAACTCCTATTTTATAGAAGCCTAGTTGTAGGTCAGAGGTTGGTCGTCTTGCTGATGTCTTCAAGTCAACGATAACTAACTTACCGTCTACCTCAAAGATTCTGTCAATGAACATCTTGACTGGTATGCCAGCAATGTTCGGATTCAATTCTAATTCGATAGCCTTTGCACCCTGTGGGGTGGTCCAGATTTTCCAATCAGGATTGTTCTTGCGCCAAATGATGTAGTCATCTACCCACTTGGAACCTTGTTCATACCACCACTCCCCATTTTCCTTGCCAGGGTTGGCTTTCGTGGCTCGTCCTGCTACTCGCGCCTTTGTAAAATCTAGTCCATCAATCTCTTTAATCCACGCATCGTGCCAGTATGTGTTAACCATTTTCAATGTCCCACGTTTCTGCTGCTAGGTGGAATGCTCGCCCACCTGCTGACCACACGGATGGTTCTTCTTCTACCTTGAGCAGTCGACCTAGGTAGTACTGATAACCACAGGTCAGGTATGTAGTAAAGGCTGAGTAACTGATGTGCTCTGGTAGTTCGTAGGTGTCTAACTTAATCATCTAAGTCATCCGTAATTGATAGCAAGTAGTCGACATCATCTTGCAATGCTTCAACTGCTATACGCAATTCGTGAAATGCAACTGATAGTTCAACGATTAAATCATCAGCCGTCACATACTCTTGTTTCTTAAAGAAGTTCATTGTATCTCCTGTCTTTAGTTAGATAGTCCTCTTTCAGAGGACAGGAGTGACTCAATGAAAGAGAACTATCTAATATTATTTAGTTGTTAATCAGGTTACCCTCGGCAACCTGATTTAGGAAATGCCCCCCTACCCCCCAAGAAAAAATCTTGGTTGGTAGAAGAGATGCTTCCCTCGTGTAACCTTCATTGAGGTTTCGCCCCCACTCTTGCGAGTAGAAAAAGTGTAGCACAAAAACAAAAAGAACCCCACCACCTCGGCGTGTTGCCAAGATGATGGGGTCTTTGTGTCTTAAGACTTACTTTACTCTGAGCCACGACCAAACTGAGTTGCAGATGGGTCAAGCCACTTGAGGACTGGACCAGCCACGCCAGCAAGGGCTGCAGCGGCAAGGGTCTTTGGGTTGGTCTCACCAGTCATATAGATGGCGACCACGGCAGCAGCCGCAGCACGGAACCAAGATAGTGCGATTTGTTTGAATTGCTCCATTATATCCTCCTAGGGGATTAGGACTTTGCCCTGTGTAACTTACAG